CGAGTCCAAGCAGCAGTCATTTGACACCTCATTGAAAGGCGGGGCCATTAAGACCCCGCCATTAGTTTTAGTCCATTTCTTCGTCGCGGTGACCCTTGGGAGCCACGCCCTTGTGAGCTGACGACAGCGGGTTCATGTTTGAACCAGTGCGACCACCAGACTTACGGGGCTTACGACCGGCGTGATGACCGGCGTGCTCACCATGAATGTGGCCAACGTGCTTAACGTGACCGCCATGCTTGCGCTTGGCACGACCACCGTGCTTGTGCTCTTCAGCTTCTTTCACGACGTGAGAACCAGCACCCGCGTAAACTTCCTTAGGTGCCTTATCCTTAACAACGACACCGCCAGTTCTATGAGCGGCACGGGGGTGCTTGTGCTCATGCATGCTGTGGTGATGACCTTTGTGACCCTTCATGGCTCACTCCTTAGAAGTTGTAGTACTGAGTAAGACCGAACAAGCCAGTTGCGGACTGGACATTGTAGGCCTGCGGGATCTGGCGGAAGACATACTTGTTCGTGCCAGTAGAGGGCGTGAGATTGACACCTGAAGAATTAGCAAGGTCAATCGTGCCACGAACATCGCCCGTTGTGGCGGACGGTGTAGTACGATCAGCAGGCAAAAAGCCGTTTGCAGCAAAAGCAGTGTTAACACCCATAGTGGTTTGAGACGCACCAGAGTTAACAACAACTTCAGCGGCAGTGTCCGAGCGAATCGGAAGGCCGACAATTGCCGTTGTACCGACGGAGTAAGCGTGAGTCGTATCAGCCGTACCGCCCGAAAGCACTACAGACTTGATATACTTGAACGCTTTTTTGCCGCTTACTGCACTACCTGCCGTAATCGTAATGGCTTCAGACATAGGATACCCGTAAATATCGTAGCCGTTAACCGTTGCGGTTGCGTAAGTAGCACTTGCTGCAGCTGTAACGCTGACAGCACGGCCAACCATAGCCATCGGATTCCAAAGCCAAACCGAAGGCGACTGGATGTTTGTCGGAATAGCGCAAGATTGCACAGTCGGATAAGCCAAAGTGACTGTACCGGATGTGAATGTTACGTTTTGACTCAGCTGATAAGTACCAGTTTGTCCATTACCAACTGAAGATGACGTCCCTGTCGTTGTAATCTGAGAACCGATATAAACGCCAGAAGACACACCAAGTGTACCGCCTGTGACCGTAGTAGAAGCCGACAGAAGGACCATACCAGGACCAATTGGCATCCCGCTGTTTGCAGTAACAGTCAACACGCCGCTTGTGGCGGACGCAGTGACCGAAGCATAAGCATCAAGAGCCAAAACCGTGTCCGTGGCGCCTGTATCCGAACGAGTAAACACCGACGAATAATAGACACCTGTGGTCGCGGAGTTAGTTGAAACAAGCGTAAGAGTTGCGCTTGTTGGGTTTGCAGACGCAACAATTGCGGCAGCTGCGTTTGTGTACGGCACGCCAGTGAACGAAACAATGTCACTGAAACCATACCAACCAAAATCCGGAGCGTTTTGCGCTTCACCAGGGTAATAGGTGAAAGGAGTGCGCGGATCAAGAATCCCGCCCCCCGCATAAAACAGCGAGGAGCCAAGATCAGGGTTATAGTCCGCAGGCTGGTTTGGGTTTTGACCGAACACAACCACAGGACCGGAGAATGCTGTGATAGACATGACGCCTTCTCCTTAACTTACGAGGTTGGGAACGAGCCGTAGATCGAACGCCAGTTGTAGTAGCCGAATGAGTAACGCTCGTAACCCTTAACCAGCAAGTTATCGGTCACAAAATCGACTTGCATATCGGTTTCGAAGGCCACGCGCTCCATGTATGACAAGCCGTCAATGTTGGTCAGCAAGAACCAAGCATAAGAGGAAGTCAAGAAGTCGTTGACCAAGTAACCTTCTGACAGGCCACCGGCCGTCGAAAGTATTGCGTTGACATCATTATCTGCAGTACCTGGACGCAATTCAGTCTTAGTAAGACGAATTGCAACAGGCTCCAGCTGAGGCGGAACAATCAACTTACGACCGCGAGCAAAGATCTTCAAGTTCGCCTGATCGCGGAAGTTTGTACGAATGGCAATCATTGCGTTGAGCAATGTTGCTTCGTTCAAGTCAACCTGCGTGGTAGGCGTATTGGCGACCGTGTTGCCGTCGATAGGATGCGCAGTGGAGCAGAGTGCCACACCGTCACCACCAACTGCAGAGTTGTAGGTCTGCGCGGTGTTCAGAATGTTTGCGCCATAGATTTCCTTGGTCTGGTGGAAAGATTCCACGAGGCCGAGGTTCGAAGGCTGGAACTGGGTTTTGTAGAGGTTGTCATCGATGGCCTTGCGTGTGATCGCATAACCCAGAGCAATTTCAGTGTGCTCTTGGTTATAGATGTAACGCTCACCGGCTGAGTTGTCGAAGGAGGTCTGGCCGCCTTCGGTCTTCAGCTGGGCCAGACCGAGGTAACGCATTTCAGCGGTACGTTCGAGGGCCATTTTCGATTCGTGTTTCGTAAAGATCTTGTCGTATTGCGACGGGATCTGCTCATATTTGCCTTCAACTCCACGGAGACCGGGGAGGAGAAGGTCTTTGATGGCACTAAGATTAACAGCCATTGGTCCTTACTCCTGTTAGATCGCTGTGAGCTGCTTGGTCGCGACGTTGTTAAACGCAACGATGACGTAGTTATAAGCGCCCGAAGAATAGCCACCAGCAACGGTCTGAGTACCGTTAGTGCCAGGAGGATCAACAACGAGGCTGATAATACGGAAAGGCAGGGTGTTGGTGGTATTGATGGTGGAGCTATCAACGTAAGCGCCAGAAATACCGTTTGAGGTGTTGCCGGTGCCGATAGCAAAACCAATGTTGGCGTTTACGCCAGCAAGGGTAATACCAGTGGAGTCAGACTGAACGAGGAACTTGGCGTTCGGGTCGTTGATGATGTAAGCTTCGACATAGTTGCCGGAAGCGACATCGGAACCGGGCCAATAGTTCGACCAAACAGTACGCTTTTGAGAGACTGAAAGATACTTGCAGCCAGCGAAGATACCACCGACACCGTTAGCGGCCGAGTTGCTCGACGCTTGGGCATAAGTGCCATCTGTGAGGGCCACGACGGGGTCGCCAAAGTAAATGGCGCCAGCATTGTACTGAACTTGAACAGCTACCTGTTCATACGTCGGTGCAGAGCCTGTGCCACTGTACTGACGGAAACCGAAAGGCGCATTAGTGTTCGCCATGACGGGTTCTCCTTTTTACGGGAGTTTCCGGTCATCGCGCAGCGTGGCGATTAGGAAACGGGGAAAAGTTTAACTTCTCACATCGCGGAGAAGGATCTTGGACTTCCACGCATCGTGGGGAAGTTATGCAAAAATAACATAAGCCATGCAAAAGTAAAGGGGGCCAAAAACGGCCCCCCTCAAATTCGTTATTCTGGGATTGGCATTGCCTCGAAGCCCTTTTTGATTTTGGGCTTCACTTGCGCGTGGTCGCGGGTCATTGTGCCGTCTGGAGCCTGCGACAATTGCTGCTCCTTCTGGCGCACTTGATCGCGCGCATTACGCAGGTCGAGGCGCTTAACTTCTTCCGTAATGACCGCCGGACGCTCCATCAATATCATGCCTTTGCGCTCAATGGTGGCGTATTTCTCACCGATTGGCATCATTTCGGGGTGGCGATTAGTCGGCACAGCCTCCCAACCCGTGTGGGCCAATTGGGTCTGGTAAGTCGGATCTTCTTGACCCAACACAGACTTCATCTTCCACTCGTAAGACCAACCAGGAGGCGGCTCAGGCGTGGCAAAGTTATCTGTGCCACGATCAAGACTGCCAAGGTTACCCATAAGTTCTGCGGCGCGGCGTTCCGCACGAACGCGGGGGTCTTCGTCACGCATGGGTTGCCTCATAGGTGCGCGTTTAATGGGAGCCTCGGCGTCAAGGGCGACAGTCTCTGTCACCGTTGTCGTCAATGACTCTTCTTTTGGCACGGGTTTTGCAAAGAGAGATGTTTTGCGCGTCCGTTTTGCTGGTGCAGGTTGTTGATTTTCCACGATAATTCTCCTTAAAGTTTGCCTTCGAGCTGTAAAGCCCGCTTGTTTTCAGCATATTCTTGGTCAGTCATTTTCAATGATCTGGCCATTTCACGCTCGTCGGCAGTCAAACGCACAACATTTGGGCGTGTGCCTGGCGTTGCAGTCCGACTCACTGGCGCCGCCGGTGGTGACGTGCGACGCTGGACGACCTTAGCGGCCTCGTAAGTCGGATCAGCAACTTCAACTGCCACCGGAGCCGACCGATTGACCTTCAACGTGTCCTCAATTACGTCAAAATAGTCGTCACTGTCAGGCGCCAAGCCGTCAGCCATTGCCAAATTGTGGGCGGCAATCATCTTCTGGAACAGGCGCTGGTCAGTGGCAAACTGCGGGTGCTGACGAATCCACGCGGCAGACCGTGGCGACAATTGCGACGCCAAAGTCTCAACCGGATCAAGCGGCTGCTGGTACTGAGGCACGGCCTCTTTAACCTGCGACTCCATAGCCGTCTTGCCATTTTCAAGTTGCAGCAATTTGGCCGAGTTGTCCGCCATACGCTGCTGGATCTCAGCCGCCCGATCGTAATCACCGACCGACATAGCGTCGCGGTAATTGGCTTTCAGGTAGTCAGTTTCTTGCCGCACGTTAACAATGGCATTGTTAATTAGCGTCAAATTGGTGTTGCTGACTTCATTCTTGGCTTCAAACTCGCGTTGCGCTGCCTCACGCGCACGCTTGTCTGCCTCGGCGCGCGCAAGTTTTTCCTGCTCAAGCTGGAATTTTAACTCGCGAATACCAATTTCAGGCGGCATTTCAGGCGCAGCGGCCTGAGATCCAGCCTCTTCAGTCTTGGCAACTTCGACCTCGATTTCGCCTTTCGGTGCCTCTTCAGGCACCTTCAAGTCAATTTCAATTTGCTCTTCGGCTTGCTTTTTGGCCATGATTTATCTCCTTACCATACCATGTCTGGGTGAGGGATCGTGCCGCGCACGTTGGTGTCATCCAAAATGCGGCACAGGACGCCGTTAACCGTAATGCTCCAACCGTCAGACGGCTTAAACACCACCCAGTCTTCCAATTTAATGTCAACGTCCTTGAACCAAGAATTGCTGTCATCAACGAAAGCCATTGGCCCCATATTGATCACAAGTCCGACTTTCCCTTGGATTTTATCTTCCGAAGTCGTCACATCTGTCAGGAAAATACCGCTCTTGGTTTTCTGTGGCCGCACATAAACAGCGCACAAAACTTGATTGTTAAATAGTTTAAAGTCCGTGTATCCACTCCCCAATGCGTCAAAAATTGCCTGCTTGGGGTCTTTCTGGTGGTCCATGATCATGTGTGGCATGTTGATCCCTTTCTAATGCCGGTTAGTAATAGAACGCGCCTCGTCGCAAAGCTCGAAAACATTGCGAAGAGCAGATAGCTGGCCAGTAACGTGGCGGTAGTCTGACATGTCGTTGATGGTAGTCCCATGCGACAATACTTGTAAAAGGCGATAAATTTCCGCCTCTACTAATTTTCTAAGCTCTTGTTCAAAGAAGTCCGAATAACTTAACATTGCCACCTCTGCCCTCTACATGGTGGTTCCCTCTCTATATTACTAGGGTGGCTGACACGAGAGGGATCAGCCAGCCACCCCACTCAATTAACGACACCGATATCGCTAATTAAGCCTTGTGTCCGTAAGCTTTGATCTTTTCCATACGGCCAAGACCGCCACCTGCGGCGTGATCAATAATGTGCATGGTGCGACCGCCACTCTTGCGGCCCATCAATGCCGCCAATTGCGGTGGCAAGCCAGCCGGTGCACCACCCATAGGAGCGCCGCCCATAGGAGGAGCTGCCGGAGGAGGAGCCGCAGGCTGCGGAGCAAAAGCCGGCATCGGAGGACGCGGAGGCATTGCACCGGTGGGAGGAGGCACTGGCGCACCGCCCATGTCAGGGTGGCCCATATTGATTACAATGTGGGTCTTGCCAGTTTTGCCGCCGTGCTTGCGGGCCATGCGACCGC